TTTTGTAGGTTCGCTCCAGTTCCCCTTATAGTCTTCGAGCTGGAAATCCTGCCCTGCTCAGTTCCTACTGGGTTGAAACTACATCTCATCCTGCCGTCCTCATCTAGCTTCATATTATAGTAAGTCCCGAGCATCTTTCGCTCGTGCCTTAGCTTTAGTATGATATCAGCTTCCTTCCACCCATTCATAGCCAAGCGCTTTAGGGCCTTATCATCCACGCTTATAGCCCCTTTCCTAGTGTATGGCTTTACTCCTTTGTCTACATAGAAGTACTCCTTCAGTTGTTTAGGAGAGTTAGGGTTCAAGTCCGAACGGCCAGTTACATCAGCCAACTCTCTTGTTAGTGCGGCTATACGGTCATCGCATAGCTCCCCTGCAGTTTCCATCTTCTTCGTGTCCATCCGTATGCCTTTATTTCCAGCATACACAAGGGGGTGAAGAAGAGAATTTTGTCTGCGATAAGTTTCTGTGTTCCCAATCTTTCTCAGTTCTTTTATCTGTTGAGGGAATATCTCCATAAGCACTGCAGCGTCCATCGCGTTGTATCGGCGGAAGGCCTCCTCAGATGCAAAGGGATTCCTAAACCATTCCTTTCCATCGTCTTTATAATAAGGCTCACCCTTACAGTATATAGATACCAGGAAGTCTAATCCCTTAGGCAAGTCTGGGAATAAAATTCCTGATGCTATCATAGTATCCTGCAATGGAGCTACATGAATCCCGTACTTGTAATACATAAAGGTCGCATCGAAAGAAAGGTTCTGGCCTATCTTGTCAATCTTTGGATTCTCCAGGACCTCAGCGATCTTCAGCATTATGGTGGCTTCTTGGTCTGGTGCCCAGTAGTCTTTAATACCCTCAACGAATGGGATGCATATAGCTACGTGAGGATTAATAGCAAAGGCTATATGGCTGAGCTCCTGCCCTCGTATCTCGATGTCATAAGCTATAGGCTCCACACTCTTGTTACATGTATCAAGGAAGCTCATAGCATCTGAGAAAGAAGGACTAAGTATCAAATCCCTGGTTAAATGTTTTACCTCAGGAAATTCAGCCTGGTCTTTCGCTCTTCTCAGATCGTTAACTATATTATATCGAGACAAGTACTCACGCAGTGCGGCTGCAGGGTGGATACATGGTATTACCTTACGATCCTTAAGTAACGTCGCTGGCACCACACTTCCTCGCTGCTTGGTTATAGGGGTCAGAGAGGTGACGGTGTAAGTAGGGACGTTCCCCATAGTTATAATGACGTTAGCCTTAGTTGTCTCCAACCTTGCGGCGAGGGATGACTGAGCCTGTACGAATTTCTCAGTCTCCGTCACGGTTTTAGCGAACTTTATATATGGAGAAACATCATTGTTGGTTGGCCTGAACTGAAATACATTGTCGAAGTAGATCTCATCCCTTGAGATCCCTGCGTTCCTGAGTAGATCATCCAGTAGTCTGCCAGCCGTTCCAATAAAGGCTCCGCCCCTTTGTTCTTCCTCTGCCCCAGGAGCCTCGCCAACGATGACGTACTTGGCTGTCTCAGGGTCTCCAGAAGAGTAAGGTGCTAGACTCATAGTGGTCCTTTCTATAGATAACTTTTGTAATTAGGTGGTATGTCTTTATCTACTTTATTCATAAAAGAGTTACGATACTCATCACTAAGATCAAATCCGAAGCCGTGCATTCCATAGTTGGCGGCAGCTAGAAGAGTGTTCCCACTACCCAGGAAAGGTACTAGTACACGGTTATTAGGTGCCGAGAATGTCTTCAGGACTTCTTGAATCATCTCAATAGGCCTCTCGGTTGGGTGGACCTTATGCTCACTGTGTATAGGCTTGAAGTTAAATACATTAGATCTCCCTGGCTGATATATAGTAGGACTTCCCTTACGGGCATATATGAAAGGTTCGTAAGAAGAGCCCAAACGTAACTCTGGATTGTGAGTCTGTCCAGTTATCCCCTTGTTCCAGACCGCTGGTATCTTCTCCGTTGAGAATCCAGCTTCTTCCAGTAGGGACTTAACAAGAGGATAGTACTGAATAGCGTGCCAACAGATCAGCCATCCAGCTGGAAACATAACCCTGTAACATTCCCTGAATAATGTTTCGAGGAACTCTGGGTATGCTTCTTCTTCTACTTCATTATAAGTCTCCAGATCATCTCGCTTCCCATACTTTATGTTCTTGAGATCTATAGCATAGGGAGGATCAATCTCTATAACATGAACTGCAGAGTCTGGCACATCCTTGATTCTTTCAAAGAAGTCTCCAAGGATATAGGAATTTACTAGAGCCTTCCTAGTTGAATCTCCTTGGTCCAGCTCTATCTTCTCCTGAAGATTACGAGATACAACTTCTTCTACCTCTTTCCTTTCTATTCGCTTGAGGGTTCTGAGAGCCTCACTCCTGTTCTTTACCCCCTCGAGTACCTCGCCATGTTTCTCAAGGCCCGCGGCTAACTGCCGGTCCCGAGACACACTCATTGCACTCTTGCCAAGTAATTCTGCGGTGTCAGCGGCTGAATGTCCCTCACTGGGGCCAGCCGCCTCACCATGCTTACCGACTTCTAATCTATGAATCTCTTCGGTCAGCCAGACTTCCTCCTTCCAGTCAAGATCAGAGCGAGATACATTCTCCATTAGTTCTATCTCTCGATAGTCCAGCTCACTAAGATCGCTCGGGTATATTCTAGCTGGAATGGACTTAAACTCTCCGAATACTGCAGCCGAGTATCTTCGTCCTCCAGCTAGAAGAAAGAAAGGCTTCTGTCCCTCCTCAGTGGGAAGAACTCGCTTGACAGCTATAGGTGAGATTATTCCCTTCTCTTTAAAGTCTCTAGCCAGAACATCCAGATCCTTGTATGTCTTTCTGGCGCGGTCTCCAAAGTCTATATCACCCAAAGCTATGTTTAGAAGTTCTACTTCACTCACTTGTCATCTCCAATAGTTTCTTGATCTGTTCATCAGACATCTTTCCGAGGCTGTTCTTTTTAGACACTCGCTTCTTTGGTGCCGGTTTTGAACGGTCTCGTCGCCTTGCTCGAACAGCCATTATATGTTCAAGCAGTTTGGAACTGTCCATTTGGAGTATTCCACTCTGCTCACTTTTTAGATCAGCCATGCCTGCTCCTTCTCCATAACAATATGTTACGGAGTTTAATTACTCACCTTTCTCCACCAGATCCGCAGCCCTTATCCGTTGACCTAGTAAGGCTTCCATCGTTGGTCCAGGGTCTTTCTTTAGCTCTTTAACGAAGCCCTTTACTAGAGCTTTATAAGCATACTTTCGTAGTCCATGAGGTATAAACTTGCATAGTACCTTATGGTCCTCCTCTTCAATATCGAATGTTAGTCTCATGTTATCACTCCTAATTAAAAAAGGGGGGTGCCTATGATAGCACACCCCCCAGTGGATACTAATGCTACTTTCGGATAATGAAGCGCCGAATACCATTCTGCGGACTTCCGTCCAGGCCCTCATCTTCCGAGACCAGAGCCCAGCATTCTTTCCCGAGAAGGTCGTCAGTGTCTAGACCGTCTCCACTCACACCCACAGCGTCCAAGAAACCGGCGATCCTGTTCAGCTGCTTGGTGTAACGCTTGGGATCTTCCTCTTTTTGAGTCGGGGTAGGAATGGGAAGCCAAACTCGAATGTCGTCCACGAGAGGATCCTCGGGGCAGTCGAAGACCAGGGCCAGGTTATTCCTGGAAGCATCGTTCCTGTTCGGAGTGATGTCAGAGCGGCTAACTCTCAGCAGTGCTTCCTGGTTGTCTGGAAGGATTTTCAGCTCTTCACGTTCGTCTAGGTTCAAGCCTAAAAGAGGCATTGGAGTCTTCTCCATGTTAGAGTTAGTATTAGCATTAGCTATGGTGGAGCTTGACTACTCCATGCGGCTTCGCCGAAAGGGTTAATGTAAGTAAGGCCTATCTTCCACAGGCCTGCCTGCTTTTTTAAGCAGGGCTCTTATGTCAGGGGTCTCCGAGTGCTCAAACTTTCCTCCTCCCATTCTGGTTTCGGCTTTATAATAACCGTCATTGCGGGTTAGGAGTTCGTAAGACACACCCGAAGAACTCGACTTGACTCTCGTAACGTACTTCTCGTCAAAGACAAGAGGGACTTTCTCACTGAGCTTTCCATACATCAGAAGCCCAGTCTCCATCTTCCCTGAGACATCATCCTTCATTAGACCTATATGGCCGGTTGCTACAACGTGGCAGGGGTGGCCCATTAGAACTCCTAGCCAGTCCACCGCTGTGAGTTGCTGGACCAGATAATCTTGGAGTTGAGGATTAGAACCCTTGCGAGTCTTACCCCCAGATCCTCGGCGCAGGATCTCATACATCAGGCTGTCGCTCCACTTAGTCAAGGAGTCTAAAGCATAAGTCCCGATGTGCTCAAAGAGACCTTCTCGTTGCCGGTCCTGCATTTCCTTCTCCCACTCCGCGAATGCGTAGGGATCTTTCCACGAGTCTCCCTCCCAGCGATTGTCAACTATGATGTCCCCGTTGTCAATGCCTGGCTGAAGAGCTGCAGTCTTGGTTCCTCCCGGATCAAATGAGTCAATGAAGATCGGCTTCGGGCAGGTTGAAATCAGTTGCGTCTTGCCTGTTCCGAAGTCTCCATAGATCAGGAAGTTAGAGTACTGACTAGCGCTTTCCTGATAGGCCTTGCGAGCCTTAAGCGCGCGTTCTTTTACTTTAAGAAACTTAGGGTTCTCAGTCATTCCAGCCCTTCGGATCGGTTACGTCTCCACTCAAGGAGAGAACTACATTCCGAGATCAGCCTGATAAGATCATCCTCAGTTGGGTTCTTGATCTTGACTACCAGTCCGTCGATGGTCTTTGTCGATCCTTTAGACACCTCGACCGAGTCGGCTAGGATAGTTATCGAGTTTCGTCTAGCCATTAGAGCTCAACAGTCTCCCGCACACCGG